TTCGCCTCCTCGATGGCCTTATGAAGTTGGTCGATCAGCTGCTTCAAGTGAAGAGCTTCTCCAGCTGTTCAGTCTTAGCAGCCTGCCCTTTCTGGTAGGGCATCCACTCGCAGAAACGGCCTTGAGGTTTTTCATCGCCGTCCTGAACGAGAGTCACACTGGTACGCGAATAGGGCACTCCGTTGGCGTCGAATACGACCAGATTCACCATCCGGTCTGTCCAGACGTGGGCGATCAGAGCTGCGTGGGGCTGAGTCTGCTCAGGGATAGTGCCGGAGACATCCCAGTACCAGACCACTCTACCTACCGTGGGTTGAATCATTTTCCTCTCCCGCTTCGCGGCTTCATGCTCTTTGGGAGCGTGGAGCCCTTATGTTGGGAATACGGCTTCCCTGTGGTCGCCAGCTTGTAGCGCTGAGGGACCTTCTCGTTCGGAATGCCCTTGTTTGCCTTGGGAACATCAGCCATTGGAATCTCCTGATTGTTGAGCCGCCTTTGCTTGGGCGGAAATCTGCTGTTGCTTCAAATCGTTCGCGTCTTTGGCCTGCTCTTGCTGAAGTTCGGCCTTCTGCTGCTCCATAGCTATGGAGTCCTGATGCTCTTGATGACGCATCTGGTGATCCATGTGCATGGAGTGCTGCTCGTTGGCCTGACGCTGCCCCTCTATCTGCATCTCGTTGTTGATGCGCTGACCTTCGAGGTGCATGTCGGCCTGTAGCTGCTGCTGGGTCTGTTGAGCCTTGGCCGCTTCCTTCATCTGAGTGCGCGCAGTCTCGGCCTGCTCGTGCTCGCGGGCAATCGCCAGCTTCGTCTGCTGATTCCCCTGGCTGTCCTGCTGTTTGACGGTGTTGGCCTGCTGGCGGTCCTGGTGCTCCAGTTTCGCCTGCTCGCCTTTCTGCTGAGCGGCCATCATCTGGGCGTGGCCAGGATCCATCATCGGAGGAGGCATCATCTGCTGGATGGCCTGCTGCAACTGACCGATGACCTGAACCGCCCTCTGGAGGGTCTGGTTCTGCATGGCCTGCTGCATGACGATCGCGGAAGTCTTAGCCAGCATCTGGTCGTACAGCTGACTGATCTGCGGATCGTGCTGGGTACTTTGCGGCAGCTCTCCTATGTCAACCTTTTCGGCGTCCGGGTCCAACTGTTTAGCGACCTGGCTAGCCTGCTCCGACGCGATCTCATGCACCTTGGTGGCGTACCAGAAGATGATGTGCTCCTTTAGGTTCTGCATGAGGCCCTGCATCGCCTGGAGGTTTCCGCCGATGACCGTCTGGAAGAACTGATTCTCGTAGTAGTCGCAGTGGGTGTTGATGTGAGCCTCGTGATCCTGCTGGGGGAAGGCCACGATCGGGCGTCCGAGGCACAGAGCTACGTTCTCATTCACCGGGTTCAGCTGCTGCGGCTCTAGCTTCTGAACGAGGAGATCCTTCCCATCGTTCGGGAGCTTCATCTGCTTGAGAATCAGCTCCTCCACCTTGCGCATGTCGTAGATGCCGGCGCCGCCTGGGGTCACCGCCAGCTGTAGCGCCCGCTGGGCCACGGTCTGAATCTGACCGTACCGCTGCACCTCGCAGAAGATATTCGGGTCCGAGACCGGGATCACATCATGAGGACCCTCGAAGTCCTTTTGCGTGACCAGCTGCTCACCGAGCAGCTCCACGACGACCTTGTCATCGAGCCAGGTCTTGTTGATGCGGTGAAGGATCTTTAGGAGCCGGTCCATGGCGTTGTGCATGCGTCCATGGATCGCGGAGAAGGCCACCATGCCCTGCTCGATACGAGCCAGAGTGGTTCCTACCGGGACATCCCCATTCGCCTGGGCTTCCTCGATGGTGGTGCGGATGACATCTTCCGCCTGTTCTCCGAGGAGACCGAGGAGGTTGAGCAGCACCGGGGACGGGGGCGAGAACGGCACCGGCATGATCAGCTTACGGATGTCGTCCTGATCGCCGGTTCCTTCGATCTCGGTCACCTCGGTGGGGCTGATCCGGATGTTCTGGCCAGTGCCAGCCGCTCCCTTGATCTTGATCATGCCCGCCAGGTTGTTGATATGGGCGGAGTCCAAGAGGGCGCGCAGGGCGCCGGTGGCGGCGATCGACAGTCCGCCAATGATGTGGTGCAGTCCTAGCGCATAGGCACCACGGAACGGGATGAAGGGGAACTCTGCAACCCAGTCGAGTCTCTTGCAGAAGAAATCCTTTTCCTCCCAGTTACGGTAGATCGACAGCACCTCCTTGGTGGTCATGTCGATCGAGATGAGATAAGGCATCGGCCCTACTTCGTTGGCCTCGTCATCAGCCTTCTCGATGGTCTCTCCCGATTCCTCCGAGTCCTCCTGCAACCTCTCGGTATGCGATCCCTTCTTGTCCGGGTCGCGGATCTCGAAGAAGCAGTCGCACTCGTAGACCATCCGCAGGCCATCCGGGTTGGACTGGTCGCTCTCTTTGCCCTCTACCTTGGAGATGACCTGCTGGGTCTCAGTCTCTTCTGGCTGTACCGGAGATCCCATGTTCGGGATCGTGCGATACATCTTGGTGCGGATACGACGGTCGAATTCCTGGGCCGTCATCCTTTGAACATGGGTGCGCCGCTCAGCCGAATAGTAGTTGGTGGCCGCGTAGGGGAGGATCATGTCGTCAATGGGGATCCACTCGTGATCCACATTACGGATATCCCCGTCAGGGCCTGGAGGAATGAGCTTCATGTACTCGTTGCCATCCATGATGAGATTTATGAACAGCTGCTCACTCTCGTGCCGGAAGTTGGGCATCAGCTGCGTGAGCTGATAGTTCATCCAGCGGGCTTTACGGCGCGAACGGTCAAGACCGTCAGTCGAGACCGAACCCGCCATATATTCACGCACGGGCCCGCCCGGCGGGAACAACTCTTTGATGGTGCGGGCTTCGAAGTCGATCGAGGCCTTGATGTACATCGGATGCGTGACATGGGAGGCTCCCGAGAAGTTAGCCCCGCCGATGGTCTCCTTTTCGAGACCCATGCGCTTCTTACCCTCGGCTACCTGCTCATCGCGTCGCTTGCGATCCTGGATGTCCTTATCGATCAATTCCAGGAGGGAAGTGGCGATGGTCTGGCGCTCGCCCTCGGAGAGTTCTAGAGCGAGGTTTCGGTAGAAGGCCTTTGATTGCTCAGACTCTCCGCTTTTCTTCTCTACGATGTTGGCGGATCCGTCAGCATTCTCCGTGATCTCGTAGTCGGACTGGCCAGAGTTTGACTGCCCCACCATTCCAGAGAGGCTCTGGTCGTTCTGATCAGCCATGGAGGATGCTCCTGATCTCACCCTTGACCCTGTTCCAGGGTAGCCAGATGGCATATCCAAACAGGAAGCAGGTAGAACATAGCCACCAGAGGAACCATTTTTCCGACTGGAGGGCCTTATGCCCATATTTCACAAAAGTTGGAGGGCTAGGCCGCATATGGGTTTAAACCTTTGGGAGTCCGTTGTTTGCCAACTTGTCGTTCTTGATAGACAGGAAGGCGGAGCCAGTTACGAGAGAGCCACAGGAGAGACTGGGTGGCCGAGTCCATGAGATCGTCATGGGGAATGGAGTATTCACCCGCGTAGGAGCACATCTGACCAATTAGAGGCTCTGCCCACGCCGAGAAAGTGTTGCTGTTCCTTCCCTGATCAGACTCGGTTTGTGGCGCTCCGCAGTCGGGGCACACCTCATCGTCCTTACGCCCGATCTGCCACTGCGTATGGCAGTAGTTGCAGGTACGGATGAAAGTGAGCGGGGCGTACACGATCTTCTGTACGAAGAGTGGCGCCACGAGATTCAACCGCATGAGCTTGTCAGCCTTCCCTGGGTTGTAGGGCATGACCGGGATACCTTCCCGGCGGAGCTGCTGACGGAGCGAGACGCCAGAGTTCTTGTCCTCGATCAGGATCATATCGGCCGCCCGCCCCTGGTTGTACATCCGCTTGGGACCAAAGAGAGGGGTGATCTGAGGTACCAGGGAATCCATCCCGTACCGCTGCATCCGGGCCTTACGGACCCTGGCGACCAGATCAGGGAATCCCAGTCGTTCCTGCCAGGCATCGAGCAACACGACGCGAGGAGACCCACGTTTCAGCTGCTGGATCTCCTGATAGGCGATATCACGACGTTGATCGAGTGCCTGTTCCTCATCCCGACTCAGCGGCTCACGCCAGCCACCCCAGACAGAGCAAGCGGTGTAGTCGGTCTTTCGACCCTCCGGATCCTTTTTGACATCCACCGCGTCCTCGGAGAGAGCGGTGTCGAGTGACATCAGGATGATCTCGAAGTCAGGGAGTGGCCGATCATGGGGCCATTTCTGCCACTGGGAACGCTTGATGACTCCCAGCTCTTCGGCATCGAGCAACTCACCAGCCAGCTCCTGGCGACCCAAGCGAGTGCCTTTCAGCACGTTCATCTGTCGCAGGAAGTTATCCGAGAGGTTGGCCCTGTTCTCCTCTGTGTTACCGCCTACCTTCTTGATCGTCTTGTCAGCGAAGAAGGTCTTGATCAGCTCTTTGGGCTTCGGAGTGGAGGTAATGACGCAGGTGGTCCGCTTCCCAAGTCGGTGACCAAACTTGGCTTGCTCCCAGGCTGGGACATCATCGACCCAGGCGGCAACCTCATCACAGGCGAGAAAGTGGCATTGAGGGCCGCGGAGTCTCTCAGACTCCTCAGCAGAGAACCCCCTGAGGACGGAGCCGTTGTAGAACTCGATGATGGAGTCGGTCTTATTGTAGTACTTGATGAGGCAGGGTGGGACCTGTCGGATGATTCCTGACTCTCCCTCAAAGTTAACATACCGTATGTCATTGTGGGTTGGGGCCAGGATGTGCCCGAAGGTTTTAGGGTTATCGCATAGCTCACCCGCAATCCACTGGCCAAGAGTGAGTGACTTACCGAAGCCACGACCGGCATGGATAAAGACTGTGTCATAGGGTTCCTTGCTGAAATCGATGATCTGCTTTGGACGGGCCATCTTCAGCCAGCGGGTTTTCCATTCCAACCGCGCGAGATCCCACAGCGATAGGGCACCGAGAGTGGCTCGAAGCTCCGACTCACTCACGCGGGCACCTTTTCCTTCGCCTTCTCGGCCAGGATGCGCTCTGTGAGCTGATCGATGAGTTTCTGCTTCTGCTCCTCGGGAAGATCCTTCTGTGTGGTCTCCACAGCCCGGATGTCACGCCAGCCACCTCGGGCGCGGAGCACGAAGGAGGCACACTGGAAGAACTGGGGGTGCTTGCTGTCGATGGCAGCTTTGATCACCTCGCTCCCGACTGCCACCACCATCTGACTTGTACCGGTCTGATAGACGTGCCGGTAGTACTGTTCGAACTCTTCGAGAGTGATACTAAGGATGTCGCAGATCTGGTCTGGATCAAGACCGCAAGCCGCCATCCTTCGCACGTAGGTTCGCGACTCTTCGGTAGGAATATGTTGGGGCCGTGGGATGATCTCTTGCGAAGTCATCGTGCCAGGCCCCTATGATCAGGGCGGAAGGGCATCGAATTGTGACTCGCAAGGCTCCCAAGGGAGCGCGATGCGGCGGAGTCTATACTCCGGAGATGTCACCAAACAAGCCGTGCCGGGATTGCGGCAAGCCGATCAGGCCCGGACCACCCCGATGTGCGGAGTGTCGATTACTGTTGAAACTACTTCGAAAGTCGGCCTGGAAGGTGTATCGAGCGATGGGATCGCCGGGCGACTGGGATACGTTCTTCGCCAGTTATGCGAACCGGCAGATGCCGAAGCTACCGGGACATCTCAGAATTCGGGGGCGGGAGGGTACTCGGCGGGCACGGCCTGCCACTCCTCCAGGGTCTTTACAGGAGTCGATTCCATCATGTACCAACGCTGCACCCAATGCCGCCACTCCTGAGGAGTCAGCTCGTTCAGAGGAAGCGTCACTAGAAGCTGCCGGCCCGTCTCCTCCTCTTTACGGTAAACCTTGACATACAGGCCATCTCCGTATGTCAAACAATACTCGACGAAGCTCCAGATATCGTAGGTATCAGGTCTATGTGCCATAAGGAGGTTTCTTGTTGTGGCCCTTGGCAACCACTCTCTTGTCCTTTGGCCTCTCCCCGTCGAGATCGTTATGCACATGAATATCCGGGTCGGGGCAGTCACAGCCCCAGGAGGCCCTGACGTGATCCATTGGGTATTCCATTTCGCAGCCGTGGCAACGATACCAGCGAAAGAGCGTTCGATTTTCTGTAGTCATGTCAATTCAGAAGAATGGCCCCATCACCGTCCTGTAGAGTAACAGAGGTGACAGTGGCGCCGTTATTGATCGAGGGCTGCTGAGAGCCGAGAAGGCGGGTACCGGAGATATTATAGGTCTGGACCCCGTTGCCCCTGGGATTGACCAGTACCTTGCCGTTGTCGAATAGGCGCAGCCAGCCACCGAAGGTGCCACCGGCAAACGCCGGGGCGATTGGTCGGGAAGTCTTCGGGAAGCCGAGGTAGCCGCGTTTGACGTTCACCTGGGTGAGAGAGTCATCGCCGTACTCGTCATACCAGCGAAGCTGCTGCCAGTCATAGCCATTTACCGTGCCCGGAGCGAAGTAGCCATCGTCCATGAGGGCCGTACACAGGCCGTAGCGCATGGTCTGGTATTCCAGGGCACTCCCTTGGGTGACATTGGTCAGGATGCCGTTGACGCCGAACTGGGAAGGCGTGGAGGCCGTGGGGAAGCGGGCCCCGATCCCAACCAGCTTGGGGGAGAGGCAAAAATCCATGCCGAGGTAGTAGTTAGCGAGCAGATTAGCCCAACCAGAAGGGTCGAGCTGACCGGTGCCGAAATTTCCCCTCTGGAACCATTCCCAGGCATTGTTGCCAGAGAACATCGCATTTTCGAGCAAGCCTCCGTGAAGATTATCCAGGCCAGCTCCGAGAAGGGCCGTTCGGCCAAACTGGTAGGCGTTCGCATACTGACCGAAGTTGGCGAAGTTGTAGACCGTGGCTCCCGGCTGGTAGGTGGCGACCATGGCCTGGAACTGGTCGAACATGTTCCGGTTGCCACGCGCCATGACCGGTTGCACGGTGTCCAACCCAGGGAATCCGCCGCCTTGCTGATTACCCGGAGCGATGGTGATCCCGTCTAGGGAGGAGTCATGGATAA